TCTGAGCTCCTGACACTCCTCAGTATCAAAGGTCCATTCATCAGTGCCAAAAACACTACGCTTCTTGTCTTTGAAGTACAAGCCATCAGGAAATCCTGCGGACGTGGAACGCGTGAGAGGGGCCAAATTAGGCCACCTCCATTTGTAGCCACCACAAGCCTGTTCAAAATCAAGCGGCCCAGGGTGGTTGTAGGGATAAGTTTGCTTTCGCAAATACTTCAAGAAACCGTTCCGGGCACCAGCGTAGATGTTCATGTTGGGCATGATTGAGCCCCTAGAATAGCTAACGATGTTCTTGACAACTGGGTCGACAAGAACTCCATCAACTAACTTGGGGGTCAAAATGGCTGGAAACTTCTCAATCTTCACGCCTTCTATGGCGCCCGCCAAAGGAGAGCGCTTATATTGGGTCTTTAAATGCAGATTGGGAGTCTCACACGAACCAACAACGGTCGCGTCCTGTATAGGCACCTCGGGAAAGACGTCGTAACGCACTTTCTCGCGTATGTACACATTAGAATTGACCATTATGGTTTTTGACTGGAAGAACTCAAAGGCAGCGTCAATCATGTCGCGATTAACGCAAGCAGCGTACCCTTTGGCTCGGGTGCCGTGGCCAGCTATGTGTATACCACATAGCTTAGCGGACACCGTTGCATCGTTGACAAACACTGGAGCACCGCACATTCCAACATATGTTGAAAGCTCGTACTCCATGGTGTTCGTTGTTACATAACGCTGCGAGTTGGGCGCAGTCGCGGAAATCTCGCGGAAACCACGAGCCGGGCCGTGCATGCTCAATTGGTGCGCGTTACCGTCGGAGTCAGGCTCCCAAAAATAAATGGAAACCTGCCTGGTACGCATCGCGTTCCATTCAAGCTTGGATTGGGCGAAAAGGTTCCGAATGTCAGCACCCAAAAATTTGTCAACCCGAACAACACACAAATCAGCGTTGGGGATGGCGTAATAATTGGGATTCTTGACGCCCTTCTGACCAAAGACAGAGTCTTTACTCACGCGCCAAGATCTAGGTCCAAGTTTGTGATGGAACCGATCTATGACAACAGTGGAAAACTCCGCCTCACGAGCCGTGTCGTATATATGCCTATTTATCAGAATCAGATCGCCACCGATCGCTAAACCGGCGCCAATCTGGTCACCTGATTCTGTAGACATCCAAACGACACTAGCCGAAACAACCTTTCGACCTTGG